CAACTTGGCTTGACAACCCTGGTAGACTCAACGTCCTGGTCATGACGTAAAAAGGACCAGCCTTCATCTCATTACAATCATGTTCGAAACCATTGCATCATTTGTACTACCCACACTCAAAGATATTCTTTGGGCAGCATGCGCAGCATTGCTGGCCTATGCACTAAACAAAATTCAATCTCACTTCCAAGGGATCTGAGCCATGTCACAAATCACTCAAGTAAAACTCAACAGCCTCAACGTTCTCAAACTTTACGAACACTATGGTGCCCTGGAGCGCAGTCTTCCTCTCCTCACTCCTGAGTCCCAAGAGCTGGCCAAGGCTGAACTGGAGCAATGCGCACAGATTCGTTCAGAAAAAATTGACCGAATTTATTATGCTATTGCAGCGCATGAAGATGCGTTAGAACGTATCAAGAAAGAAAGTGAGCTGATGGCTACAGCCAAGAAGCATCACGAATCCCAAATCAAATCTCTCAAAGGTTTGATCAGTTGGCTGAGACGAGCATTGCCTGTTGATTCCAATAAAATTACTGGACGCAACTATCAATTCACACTGATCAAGAAAAAAGATCTGACAGTAGAAGTCTCATCTAGTATTGAAGACTGGGATCAAAAACAACAGGAACAATTTTGCATCCTTCAGGAAACCACCATAATGAAACGTATTGTGGTACGTTCTATAGGTGGTGAACTTCTCGAAGAGAAGACAACACCGTCAACTAAAACCGAACTACTACCTAATCTTGATGCAATCCGTAACGCGTATCAAACCAGCCAACACTTACCTAATGGAGTCAAAGTTGTCCAAGAATATTCCATCCGTACCAAACGGATCTACTCCGAGCCTAAAGTGGACTTGGATGCATCCGAATATTTCGGAGAACTTCTACCAGAAGTTGGAAGCTCCGACTGACCTAGAAGACGCACACATCAAGATGTCATGCCACCAGCATGCAGTTGATGACTTTGATCTGCAGATCCAAATGAATGAACTGGAACAATCTATGTTGTGTGATGGGGAAGATGTCCTTCCTTATCAAACAGGCAAGATGGATGACCTTGAACAAAAGAAATTAAAACTTTTGTTGGGTAAGCGCTTTCATCGAAATGCATCACGTGCTTACTGGTTCTACATTATGAAGGCAGATAAATAAACTGCCATACAATAAGTAAATGACTGGAGTGTACCGTGACTGAAGACAACCGATTAGTTGAATTGCTGGCTGGTTTTACTCAGGGCGGTACACCTCTTCCTGCAATGACAGGAAACAAAATGGAATGGGGTGTCACCATTCTTACTGCAGCAATGTTGGCTAATGAAAACTTGGCTGCTGGAATGACAGCAGAAGAAATGGTTGATGGTGCAATCAACTATTACAATGTGATTCAAGAACGGCTTGGGTACTATCAACAACATCAAGCAGTTTCTTTGGAAAAACTTTTAGGTAATTAATTTGCTAATCTATGCAAGTCTTTACTCCTATCAATGGAACCCGTCTACACGCCTAAACTAACCATATCATTTGCTGTTGATCTTGAGGTGGAGTACGATCCTTTCAAAGGTCGTACCCATGAACAAGTTGCTGCTGCACTCCAAGAAACACTTGACAACCTACTCTTTGAAACTAGCCCTAAGGTAGTTGGTGTTTTTACTTCAATCACTGCAATCGAATCCAATGACTGACGACCTACTTAAAAAACTTAACACCGCTGGTGCTTTTGATCCACCATGGCTTAGGGAGCAGCTTGAAAATTGGGACGCCGTTGCGGAACAAAAGAAAGCCGACTTTATGGAACATATGTACCAGGTGTACAAGCCTGTGAATAAATGTTACACCGGTCTATGGCAACGCTTCTGCACCCAAGAAGCTGGTCCTGCGATGCGGGAGCGGTACTTTGAAATGGTAGAAGCTGTCCGCATGTACGAAGAACAACAAACCAAAGCTATTGACAACGTCTGATTTTAGTTTATAGTTGGGGGCAAACCACGTCAGTGGGCCGCCCCTTTTTTATGACTACTCAACTCCCTGAAGGCCCTATTAAAGACATCATTACATGGCAAACCAAACACAAGCAAATCAAACAAGAGTGTGGGGTAGCTGAGATGGATACCCCTGGTACTACCAAAGATTCACGCGAAGCTTTGCACGATACAAGTAACGCAACCAACTCTGTAAAAGATTGGCGTACTGAAGCCTGGAAATATGTACTCGATAAGTCTGAAGATGACTTTGAAAATAAATTAACTGAAGCAATCAACGCACAAAAAACAATGGCCAAACAAAAAGTTGTCGATGATTTTCTTGACACAATCTGTTGTGCTCTAGAAGAGATGAGCGGTGAAGAAGTCTTTGATTGTTTCTTTGAGGCTGTGCAAAGTCAATTTGACTATACAAAAAAAGAACATGACAAAACTAGTGAACTTCTAGATCTATTGGCTGGACTCAAATGAAAACACCTAAAGAGCCCACGCCATTGCAACTATTTAAGCAATGGAAAAAATACAACCTTGCATCAGATAAGGCAAGGGCTGAAAAAGAAGTGTTAAACGCTATGGCGTATAACGCTGGAAATCTTTGTGAAATTCGTATTGCTGTGGATGGTTTTATTTATGAACTGACTTCAAGAAGGGGTAACTTCAGCTGGAACGTAGATCTTGTGGTAACAAAACTTGGGTCAGTTGAAGAGTTCTCTAGGTTAATCAAATGATTAAACAACATGTTGCCTGGGTGTGCCACGACTGTGGCGTTAAACACGGCAAGTGGTATCAAGATGGTGAGTACGTAGGCCCACCTAATCATTACGCCACTATGCACTACGACACTTGTGATGTATGCGGTGCTCACGATGTTATTTGTACAGAGCCAAGGGACTATGGTTATTTACGAGGGGAACGCTAGAGACCGTATCTAACGCTGGCCTCTTCAGATGTCCGGGAACGGGGCAGCAGGGGGCGTGAAATTAGAGGTGTAGCGGGCGACGCCTTTGGTGATGCGGAGGTCGTCGATGT